CGACTTCCTGCCGACGGAGTGGCGGGTCACCTCGACGGCGGTCGGGGCAGAGAAGCAAAGCTACCGGGTAGACGCCAACCTACTCTCGAAGTAGGGCCGATGGCCTACGGCGGAAGCCCTACCGCTTCTAACACCGACGGCGTCCGGCTGATGGTCGGCGACATCTCAACGTCGGCCACCACGGAGCTGCTCTCGAATGCCGACTACACCTTCTTCCTGACCCAGGGGAACATCTGGATCGCCTCCCAGCTCGCCGCGAACTCGCTCGCAGCTCGGGCCGCGTCATCGGAGGGCGGCGGCGTCACCAGCAAGTCGGTCGGCGACCTCAGCATCGAGCTATCCGGCGGCTTGCAGGACGCGCAGACATATCAGGCGCTGAGTAAGAAGTTCGGCCGGATGGCCGCGGCGCAAATCACCCCCTACGCCGGGGGCCTGTCGCGAGACGGTAAGGCCGCGGTCGAGGCCGACACCGATCGGGTTCAGCCGTTGTTCAAGCGCGGCGAGTTCCGCAATCCCGCGGCGATCACCGGGGTCAGCTCTACCTGATGGCCTTCTCCACCTCGCTGCTCAGCCTGATGACCTCGACGGTCAAGATCAGCACGCGGACGGGCCATAACAACTACGGCGAGGGCACCTTCGCAGGCTCGACTACCAAGTACCGCGCCCGCATCGTCGAGAAGCCCGGCTACATTCGCGGCGACGGGGTCGAGGAAATCGCCTATCGCCACATCGCCTGGGTGCGCTCGACCGGCGCCGCCTCGATCACGGTGTCCGATCGTTTCACCGATCCCGGTGGCGTGATCCGCCCGATTGTCGGGGTTGAGGTCTACCCTGACGAGGACGGCAACCACCACCGCAAAGTCCTGCTCGGCTACTAGAGGAGTCGCGAATGGCCCGCAGGTCGCGCACCAGCACCACCTCGACCGTCCGGTCGCGGGTCTCGGCGCCAAAGTCCAAAGCGGCGCCAAAGCCCAAAGCGGCACCGAAGCCGAAGGCGCCACCCAAGCCCAAGCACTCCGCGGGTTCGCTGGCCCGTCGCAAGGCCGGGCTGATCAACGAGCTGAAGTCGCTCGACGTGACCCCAGAGCGCCAGAAGGACATTCGGCTGGAGCTGGCGAAAGACCCGATGTGGACGACGCCGATCCTCTCACCTGCGGAGCTGCGGCGTCTCCCTATCGCGTGAGGGACTAGATGGCTGGGCAGATGATCCAGGTCCAGGGCGTGCCGCAGCTTCGCGCCGCCTTGCGCGCCGCGGGTGCGATGGCTACCCCGGCCCTCGCCGCCGCGGGTCTTCAGGAGATGGAGGAGATCATGGCCGAAGCCAAGATGATCACCCCGGTCGATGTCGGGGTGCTGCGCGACTCGGGCCACGTCCTGCCGCCGAAGATCACCGCCAAAGAGGTCGAGATCACGGCCGGGTTCGGCGGGGCCGCATCGGACTATGCGGTCGTCCAGCATGAGCGCCTCGATTACAACCACACCGTCGGCGGGCCGAAGTTCTTGGAGCGACCCTTCCTGGCCCACATGCCGACGATCCCGCTCCGCCTGGCGGGCGGGGTTCGGGCGGCGCTGCAACGGCTGGGGATCTGATGGGCCTGGTCGAGGAGCTGGGCACCTTCGTCGCCGCCGCCTCAACGCGGTTCACCGTCGGGACCAACCTCACCTTCAACTTCATGCCCGACGAGCCGAACACGGCGAGCGCCCTGGTCGAGTCCGGTGGCAGCGCGCCGGAGTATGTATTCGGCAACGACCTCCCGTCTTGGGAGAACCAGCGGGTCCAGGTGACCTGCCGTTCGACCAGCTCGACGAAGGCCCGAGCCGATGCTCACGCGGCCTGGGTGGCGGTGCAGAAGATCGCGAACGAGTCGCTGTCGTCGGTTAGCTGGCTGCGCGCGTCGGCGCTCCAGTCGCCCTTCCTTCTACGCCGGGACGAGGCCGACCGGGTGCTGTATGCCTTCAACGTCTCCTGCACTCGCCGCACCACCTCCACCTAATCCCTACGGCCCGCTGGGTGGGCCGAAGGTGGTCGCAATCCCCAAGTGCCCGAGCTGTGGACGGCGGCTCGCGGAGTTTCTCACCGCGCCCTATTCGCTGCGCTGCCCGCGGTGCAAGGAGCAGGTCCGGGTCGATTAGCCCGTCTGCGCCGGGCGTGGGGCGCGGGGTGGAACCATGCCGGGGCACCGCCCGCAGGCCCTTAGACGGCCGCACAGGGCGTCTCATGCGCTCTCCGGCTGGCAGCGCGGGCGTGGGCTGGCACGGGTCGGCCAACCCGCCCGACCCCTACATGGTCGCCCCTGGCGGTGCTACTATGTTGCGTGCATGACGACCCCGACACAGGAGGACCAGATGCGGCAGATCGGAACACGGACTTACAGGGATCGGCTGACCGAGGACCAGCGGACACGGCTCGGGCAGATCATCCGGCAAGCCCAGGCCGACGGCGCCTACAGCCTGCAAGTGAGGCCCGCCACCTACTGCGGACCAGACAGCGCAGGTGATCGAGGCGAGCTGCTGGCAATCGCCAGCTACGTCAGCTCCGGTCCGCAGATCCAGACCCTCTAGCGTCGGAAGCGCGGCCGGTCATTCGGCCGCGACTCGGACGCTGACCCCCAACAGGAAGGACACAGCATGAGCAACCTGACGAAATTGACTGACGACCGGACCCTCGACGAGATCCTGCAAGCTGCCGATGAGCGCCGGACCTGGCAGCCGATCGAGAACGCCGTCGAAGCATTCGCGCTCTACTTCGAGATCCGAGGGCAGATCGTTGGCAACAGAGAGGCTTACAGCCGAGCGATGGACGCGCTCGCCGGGCTTGATCGCGAACTACAGCGGGAGGTCGAGGACTACGACGTGATCGCCGACGGCTTCGACAAGTGGATTCAGGGCATCTACGCCGCCCTGTGGGCGAAGCTAATCGAGGCCGGGAGGTAGGAGTAATGGCCCGCGCCGAGCTGGTACGACCAGGAAGGAACAACCGCCTAACCGCGCGCTAGGATGGCGCCCAGCACCCCACGCGGGTCAATCGGACCGAGGAGCGTCCAATGGCCGTTGCGCCTATTCACGGTAAGGGCACCCGCGTACTTGTAGACCAGAAAGACCTCTCGCCCTTTCTGAAGCAGACCACCATCTCCGCCTCGATGGAGGCCAGCGATGTCACCACCTTCGGCGACCTTTGGCGCTCGCATATCAAGGGCCAGAAGGACGGCACCTTCTCCTTCGACGGCCTGTTCGCCGCCGCCGCCGCCACCCCCGCCGTACCGTCGGCCGACGACATCGCCGAGTTCCTGTCTGACGCGCTGGGTGGGTCCACCAAGCACGTCGTCACCGTGGACTTTGATCGCACGTCCGGCGGGCGTGCCGCGATGATGCGCGCCGACAACACCACTTACGACATCACCATCCCGGCCTCGGACGTGGTCACCATTGCCGTCGATGCCCAAGCCTCGGACGGCTACGCCGGGGGGCGGATGCTGATGCCGCTGACGACGCACGGCTCGACCGAGGATGTCAACGGCGCGACCGTGAACACCCCCGGGACTACGGGTGCTGGTGGGACGGCCGGGGGCGGCGTCGCTCACTTCCACCTCACCACGCAGAACTCCTCCGGCAGCGTGACCCTCCGCGTGCAGCACTCAACCTCGGGGTCATCGTGGGCCACCCTGGTCAGCTCGTCCGCGATGACGGGCGTGTCGGGCTTCGCCCGCTCGACCGTCGCGGGCACGGTCAAGGAGAAGCTCCGAGGGCAGATCGTTGGCAACAGCACCGATACCGTCAAGGGATCAGCCGCCATAGCTTTTTCACGCAGAACACACCGGACCTAACAAGGAGGTCTCATGGCAGTAACACCCAGACACGGCCAGACCAGCCAGCTAGCTATAGATTCGACGGCAGGCTCCCTGGTCACATTCAGTTCAGGGATCGACAACGCTTCGCTCTCGATGAGCATGGACGCCGCCGAGGTGACCACGTTCAAGGATCTCTGGAAAACCCACAGCGTGGGACTACGCGGTGCGACCCTCTCGTTCTCGGGGCCGTTCAGCTCAACCCACGCCGAGATCTATGACGGCATCATGGGTTCGACTACCAGCACCAGCCAGTCCTGGGAGCTAAGCCCGGATGGCTCGACCGCATCGGGTCGGCATCTGCTCAAGGGCGAAGGCATCCTCACCACGCTGGAATACACCGCGCCGGTCGATGGCCGGTCGGAGGTCTCGGGCGAGTTCCTGATTACCGGGGCAGTCACCAGCACCAACCACTAATGCCCGAGCAGAAGCGCAAAGCGGCCCCGAGCGGCCCCTATCGCCACTTGGTCGGTGGCGAGGTGAATGGTCGATCGCATGAAGTGGGGGATCGCGTCGATCCCTCGACGCCGGAGCGCAAGGTCGCGGAGTGGCTGCGTGCCGGAATAATCGAGCTAGATATAGGAAAGGAAAAGCATGCCAAGCAGCAACGGCAGTCTGCGTGAGCGCATCCAGGCCAGCGAGGCTCCGACGCGACTTTTGGAGGTCGATGGGTGGGACGTCACGGTTGAGATCCGCTCGATGACCGTGGCGGAGAAGTTCGGCCTGTTCGGCGACGACGACGAGATCACCCTGGCCCGCACCGGCCAGATGATGCCCGACGTCATCCTGCTTACTTGCTTCGACCCCGAGACCGGCGACAAGCTGTTCACCGACGAGGATCGGGAGTGGTTGGCCGACGCGCCCGCCGGGCCGATCGAGACGGTGGCGATGGCGGGGCTGTCGCTGTCCGGGGTGGATCAGGACGCCATCGACGCGGGAAAAGGCGACTCCTCCTAGACGGGGAGCAGCGGTTCCGCTATGAGCTGGCCGAGTCGTTGGGCATGACGGTCGAGCGGATGTCGCAAGAGATGGGCTATCCCGAGTTTGTCGGCTGGATGGCCCTGGCCTCCGTTCGCGCCGAGGAACGTAAGCGCGCCGAGGCGCAGCAGAAGAAGGGGATGCGGTCGCGCTGATGGCGATTGACGTCGCCACACTCCGCGCGCGGCTGGTCGCCGACACCTCGCAATACACCGCGGCGATGGGCGCCGCTCAGGCGCAGGGGTCGAAGTTCGGCTCGATGATGAAGAAGTTCGGCAAGACCGGCGCGCTGGCGGTCGCGGCAATCGGGGTCGGCTCGATCAAGATGGGCGCCGACTTCGAGGCGTCGATGCAGAAGATCCAGGGGCTGGTCGGGGCGACCGACAGCGAGATCACCAAGATGTCGGAGAACATCTTGAAGCTCGGCCCGCAGGTCGGCAAGTCACCGATGGAGCTGTCCGAGGCGCTGTTCTTCCTGAAGTCGGCGGGCCTGGAAACCAAGACCGCGATGGACGCGCTGGAGGTGTCCGCGAAGGCGTCGGCGGCGGGCCTGGGCGAGACTGAGGTGATCGCCGATGCGGTCTCCTCCGCGCTGGGCGCCTACGGCACCGAGAACATAAGCGCGGCGAATGCGACCGACATCCTGGTCGGCACGGTGAAGGCCGGAAAGCTGGAGGCAGGCGAGCTGGCAGGGGCGCTGGGTCGCGTTATGCCGATCGCCTCTGAGTTGGGGATAAGTCTGGATG